TTTATGCAGTTACCTTCTCAGCACCGAAGAGAGGTAATTGAGGATCTATTGGACATTAATATCTTCACAAAGATGAATGTCTTGCTGAAAGAGAAGTCGGCCAAGCTTCGTGAACAGCTAGCACATGTAACTTATGAGGCGGATGTTGTTCGTGAAAAGATTGCAATACAACAGAAATATATCTCAGATCTAAAGAAACGGGATGCCGAGGATCACGAAAAGGATCTTGTGAAGATTGCAGAAATTACGCAGGAAATCAATGAACTCTTTACACAGAATAAAACGGCTCAGGAAGAGTTGGACTGTAAACAGGATCATGTGACCGCCGAGTTAAATACGGCCACAAAGAAGAAACAGACTCTCCTTACATTTGAAACTCAGATTAGCGGCAATATTCGTGGTGTAGTCAAGGAATCAAAATTCTATGAAGAGAACGATAACTGTCCAACATGTTCTCAGATTCTAGAGCCCGAGTTTAAAGCACAGCGAACTCTTACGTGTAAGTCTCGTGCAAAAGAATTACTTGATGGAAAGAGTAAACTTGACCTGGAGCTATCCACAATTGAAGAATCATTGGCTGAGATTCAACTTCGATTAAAGGAGTGCAATCGGCTCTCGAATACAATTCAGACTAATTCAAATTCAATTCAGCTTCTTCAAAGACAGATTCATGACCTTCAGCGCGAAGGGAATAGTATTTCAAAGACGGATATCACGGAAGCGGAAAGTTCTCTCACTGATTTACTTGAGGTGGGTAATAAACACGCAACGTCAAAACACGAGTGTTATGAAGAGGGCACGTATAATCAGGCAATGACGGAGATGCTAAAAGATACCGGTATCAAAACCAAGATTATTCGCCAGTATCTTCCAGTCATGAATAAGCTAATTAATGGTTACCTTCAGATTCTTGACTTCTTTGTTTCATTTAATTTAAACGAATCATTTGAAGAAGTGATTAAATCACGGCACCGCGATGATTTTACATATCCATCTTTTTCGGAAGGGGAAAAATCCCGCATCGATCTTGCACTACTCTTTACATGGCGTCAGATTGCACGGATGAAGAATTCTACATCCACCAACCTATTGATTCTGGATGAAACATTTGATTCGTCTCTTGACACGGATGGTGTTGACAACCTTATTAAGATTCTTGGTACTCTGGAAGACAATACAAATGTCTTTATTATTAGCCACAAGGCGGACGTTCTGGACGGTAAATTTAAGTCCAAGATTGAATTTTACAAGGAAAAGAACTTTAGTTACTATAAGTAAGAATGACCTAAGTTGTTGATGGTCAACGTCTCAGCAATTCAGCGCTATAATAAGTTTTACATTCCTCAGAGTTAGTGTAGGATTGTAACAGAATGAAGAACGAATCAATTGTCAAATCGACACTGGCTAAATTACTGGCTCACGAGAATATCTCGGTTCAGCATGGTAACTTCTCCACAGCCTTTTTTGATGTGAAGAATCGTATTCTCGGTCTTCCAAATTGGAAAGACAAAGGCAAAGACGTCAACGATCTCCTGGTCGGCCACGAAGTTGGTCACGCTCTTTATACTCCCTCTGACGGTCTAGACAAGGATCATGGCTGTTCGAAAGACTATCTCAACATTGTTGAGGACGTCCGAATCGAGCGGATGATTCAATCCACCTATCCGGGTTTAGTGGCAGCATTTCGTCGGGGTTATTCAACTCTGAACAACGATAATTTCTTTGGCCAAAAAGGCAAGAATCTGAATTCCTATGGAATTGCAGATCGCATTAATTTAAAGGCCAAACTCGGTTCACTTTTAGATGTTCCATTTTCTCAGGATGAAATGCCCATTGTAACGCAGGTTATGAATGTGAAAACCTGGAAAGATACGATTGCGGCCGCTGTTGCTCTATCAAAATTTGCTGCAGAGCAGGACGAAATTAATAAGAAAGAAAAGCCTCAGAATTCGCCAGACAATAACAAGGCGGATGCAGAAAAGGCCGATGAATCTAGCGATGACGCGGGTCCTTCAAGTCCTGCTAATTCAAACGATCAATCTCAAAAGAGCAAAGGCAGTCAGGATAGCAAATCCGAGAGCGTGGCACAGGATGAGACTTTAAAGTCAGATGCCAAGAAAGAAAATTCTGCCAAAGAAGATTCTAAAGATGGCCCTGAGAATAAAGCCGAGATGGATAGCAGCGAGAACAATCTTGTTTCAATGCCATCAGATAATAAAAATCCACCAGGAACGCCTCCTGTCCCTGAAACGTCTCGTCATTTTGAAAAGAGTGCCAAAGATTTATTAGACACGTCTATTAACACACTCAGGACTGCTACGGCTATTGAGCCAAGTCTTAAAATGTGCCAAAGCGTGATCATTTCATATAAAGAGATTTTTGCAGCTCGCAACGCGTCTGAGCGATACATTACGGTAAGTGCAAACAATGCTCCAGTGTTTCCAGAATTTTTAGCTAGCACCAAGAAATATGTGGGCGTTCTATCCAAGGCATTTGAGATGCGCAAGGCGGCATATCAGTACAATAGAGCATCAATATCTCAGACGGGTACACTCAATGTGAATAGACTTCACAGTTACAAGTGCACGGATGATATCTTTCTAAGTGTTACTCAACTCGCAAATGCAAAGAATCATGGAATGATGATGTTTGTTGACTATTCGTCCTCGATGCGTCACGTTCTTCCACACATTTTAAAGCATATCATCAATCTAAGTTTGTTCTGCAGAACCACTGGAATTCCTTTTCAGGTCTATGGCTTCACGGGCGGTCACAATCACACCAGACGCGATTACTACCCCAATAGCGGCAGTCTTGCGGGTCTTGAAGGTGAGATTGATTTATCTCAGCTGATTCTTCTTGATTTAATAAATTCTTCCATGTCGAAGGGTGATTTCAATAGAGCAATTAAAGACCTCCATTGCCAAGCTGTGTCGGGCTACTCTTTGACGTCCGTTGAATCTCTGGGCAATACTCCTCTGAATGAGGCCCTTATTGTTGCTCATAGACTTGTGACAGAATTTCAAAAGAAGCACAATATTCAGAAGATGATCACAATGGTGCTGACGGATGGAGACGGTCAGAATATCAGCCTTAAAATCAATGAGGATTATGACGCTCATCGTCAGGCTAATGGCGTATATCCATACAACTACAATTTTACTTTGAATGGTCGCAAGTTTAAAGTAGAAGGCTCTAGCCGTAACATGACCGCAGGATTGGTCAAGAATCTTAAAATTACCACAAAATCAGTTGTCATTGGATTCTTTATTCCAGCAAATAATGCATCAGCCCGCAGAATGGGAACTGAATCAATGCAGAGTTTAACCCCCACGCCTTTATATCTTGATGCACAGGCCATGTGGCAATCGAAGGTACCAGAATATCGCAAGAACAAGTGTGTATGTATTCCTGGTGCTTGGAACTATGACGAATACTTTATTGTGGCTTCTGGAGATGACCTTGATACCGAAGAGGACGATTTCGAAATTACTGCTGACATGTCCCGCGGCCGGATTGCCCGCGCCTTTAGCGATTTCTCGAAGGCAAAACAGGTAAACAAGGTGTTTGTTACTCAGTTTGCAAAGAGCATTGCATAAGTGATTGGTCATCAGCAAGATAAACTTTTTATATTGATATACAAATAGGCTGGAATATGGTATAATATACCACGATTGAAAAATCACTACATTATGAAAGACAAATCCAAAAAAATTCTAGCCCTCCTCGTTGAGCGCTATCCGGACTTGAAGCAATTCCGCCGGAAAGTTATTGATCAGGCAGCCATTGATTGTGGCTACAACTACACGGCTTGCACAGAACTTATCGGCGATTCCTTTAAAGTTCAAAGGGGGTTATATGACTATAGCTCAATACTCCTAGACGCTAATGCTCCCGTGGCCGCAAGCACGGCCGCAGCTCCGACTGTTATGAAATTAGCAGCTCCGGTTACGTCGATATTAAATACGGACACATATGTGCCAACTGTAGAATCCACCTATGTTCGGTGGGGTGAGTTTGCTGATATTGCCTCGATCATTAAATCTCGAGCATTCTATCCAGTTTATATTGCTGGTCTTTCTGGCAATGGCAAAACCATGATGGTCGAACAGGCCTGTGCCTATGCCGAACGTGAATACGTCCGTGTTCAAATTTCACCCGAGACGGACGAAGACGATCTGATCGGTGGTTTCCGTCTTTTAAATGGCGAGACTGTCTTTGCCAAAGGTCCCGTGGTCAAAGCCATGGAACGTGGCGCAATTCTCCTCATTGATGAGATTGATCGTTCCACCAACAAAATCATGTGTCTTCAGGGTGTTCTTGAGGGAAAACCCATTATGATCAAAAAGACCGGCGAAGTTATTCGGCCGGCAAAAGGTTTCAATGTCATCGCAACTGCCAATACCAAAGGTAAAGGCTCGGATGATGGCCGATTTGTTTCCGCCACTGTGATCGACGAGGCTTTCCTCGAACGCTTTGTCTGCACAATCGAGCAAACGTATCCTCCATTGGCTACCGAACGAAAGATCGTGGTAAAACACATGGAAAAGTATAACAAGGTGGATGAAGATTTCGCAGAGAAACTTGTCACCTGGTCCGAGGTGATTCGCAAGACTTTTGCTGACGGTGGTGTGGACGAGCTCATTTCGACTCGGCGCCTCTGCCATATTGCCCATACGTTCTCCATCTTTGATGATCGCCTCAAGGCGATTAACATGTGCATTTCTCGGTTTGATGAGGATACCAAGTTGGCTTTCTCTGATCTTTATTCCAAGATTGATGCATCGGTAAATGCAAAGAGTTCTGAGGTTCCTCCTCTAGAGGATCCTAGCAAAGTTCCTTTCTAAAAATAAATCACTTATTCATCACTTTGTTATTTACAATGTGGTGAAAATGTGTATGATTCTATTATGGTTGAGAGTGGTTCAATCTTCCATAATCGTTTAAATGAACCAATGAAAAGTAATAATATGACAAACACTACATCCAAAAGCCAAAAGGCTCGCTTATTCAACTTCCTCGCCAAGGGCAAAGAAGTTTCAATCGCTGAGGCCTCTAAGCGCCTCAACATTGCGAATCCTTCGGCCGTTGTTGCTCAGCTCCGTGAAGACGGCGCCCGCATCTACACGAATCGTCGCTCCAACGCGGCTGGTCAGACGGTATTCAAATATCGCCTGGATCTCGCTCGTTCGGATCTTAGCTAATAGCTAAACGATAATGTTTAAAGTGGCTATGGGGTTTTTAATTTTATCCTCATAGCCACTTCAATTTTCAATGCCATCCATCCAAGAAGGTCGTAAGTTTGATTCGAATAAACCGGAATACGGTCTTATTCCTCCTTACGCCTTGGAAGAACTCGCAACTGTTTTAACGGTTGGAGCAAACAAATACTCCAGAGAGAATTGGAGATTTGTCCCAGAGGCAAAGCGTCGTTACTTCGATGCAATGCAGAGGCATCTCTGGGCCTGGAAACGCGGTGAGATACTTGACCTGGAGACGGGTCGCCATCATCTTGGACATGCCGCAGCATGCTTATTCTTTCTTTTTGAACATGATCTCAACAAAGCTGTCGAAAGTGACACGAATGTTGAATAAATAATTTAATCTATACTATGAAACTATCCGAAGATACACTCAACCTACTGAAGAATTTTTCAGCAATCAACCCGAATATGGTATTCAAGGCGGGTAATACGATCAATACCATCTCCGAGGCAAAGAACATTCTTGCCACAGCTAAAATTGCAGAAAGCTTTGATCAGACGTTTGGGATTTATGATCTTAATGAATTTCTTGCAGCTGTTTCATTAGTTGAAAATCCTGAGCTTACTTTAGGAGAGTCTTCGGTTACCATTCGAGACGGTGTTACTTCAATTGAATACTTTTATTCAGAGCCATCAATTCTTACATCACCTTCAAAGATGGTAACAATGCCAACCGCGGATGTTGTCCTGAATCTTTCTGCGGATGTCATCAATAAGATTAAGCGTGCATGTGCTGTATTTGGGCATACTAGTTTGGCAATTACGGGTGATAATGGTCGAGTGAGTGTAAGTATTGTGGATCCAAAGAACCCAACCGCGAATAAATACAGTATTCTTCTTGATGAAGTAAATGCTTGTAAAGAGGCCTTTACATTTGTAATGGCCATTGGTAATCTTAAGATGCTACCGGGTGATTACTCGGTAGCAATTAGCTCAAAACTAATCAGTCACTTTAAGAACAATAATATTCCCGTTGAATATTTTATTGCTCTTGAGAAAACTTCAACCTTCGCTGGTTGATATATATAACTAACTATGGACAACGTAATACCTATGACAACAGAACAAACACCACAACCTGGAATGCCAGCAGCCGGTCCGTCGCAACTCGCGATGAACGATCTTGCCGCAGTCGTTCAGATTATTGATATCGTCTCCCGCCGTGGAGCTTTTGAAGGCACTGAATTAACTGCTGTGGGTGCATTGCGCACTCGCTTCGCTGACTTTTTAAAGGCTAGCGCCCCTAAACAGGAAGAGCCAGCAGCTCCGATGATTGAGCCCAACAAAGCTTAATCTCTTAGATTCTAGTTCTAGACTTTTGGCGCGCAGTCTTTAAACAGCGCGCTTTTTTGTATGTCAAAACATGCGAAACTGTGGTAGAATAAATCATGAATAATAATGAATTTCTCTGGGTGGAGAAGTATAGACCCCAGAAACTAGAAGAGTGTATTCTTCCTGCAGGGTTACTTAAGACCTTTCAACAAATTGTAGATTCTGGCGAAATGCAGAATCTACTTTTATCTGGAACTGCAGGTACAGGCAAGACCACGGTGGCTCGTGCTCTGTGTAATATCCTTGATCTCGATTACATCATCATCAATGGATCAGAAGAATCTGGCATTGATGTACTTCGAAATAAGATTAAGCAATTCGCTTCATCCGTTTCACTGCAGAATAATGGCCCCAAGGTAGTCATTCTTGATGAGGCTGATTATCTTAATCCACAATCAACTCAGCCAGCACTTCGTGGTTTTATTGAAGAGTTCTCTAATAACTGTAGGTTTATTCTCACCTGTAATTTTAAGAATCGAATCATTGCTCCATTACATTCTCGTTGTGCCGTAATTGATTTTAATACTTCTAAAAAGCAATTAGCAAGTCTTTCGAGTAGTTTCATGAAGAGACTTGAGTTCATTCTCAAGAGTGAGAATGTCACCTATGAACCTCAGGTTATTGCAGATCTTATTATGCGATTTGCGCCGGATTGGCGTCGAGTCATCAATGAATGCCAAAGACATTCTGCATCGGGTTGCATTGCTGCAACCGTGCTCGTGAATCTTTCGGATGTCAATATTCAATCATTAGTGACATCACTAAAAGATAAAAACTTTAAGGCCATGCGTGGATGGGTGGTCAACAATATGGACATTGAACCCGCCGCAATCTACCGTAAGATCTACGATAATATGATAGAGTATGTAGTTCCTGAGAGCATTCCTCAGGTCGTTCTTATCCTGGCAGATTACCAGTACAAGCAGGCATTTGTGGCAGATCACGAGCTTAATTTAGTTGCCTGCATGATAGAGTTGATGGGTGACATTCAATGGAAATGAACTTCTTCGACTATCTCAATTCCATCAATGATACAAAGGTGGACATTATGGCGGATGATATTGCTGAAAAACAGTATACTCCCTATATGGTCAACCGAGGATTGTCTTACTTTCTTGAGACCGCCCTCTTTGCAAATGAAATGAACCGAAATCACCACCTAGATAAGAAGCTTCAATATTCATATCTTATAAATACGGTAAGTAAGAAGAAACGTTTCAGTAAATGGATTAAACCCCAAGAACAGGAAACGATCATGATTGTCAAAGCATATTATGGCTATAATAATGAAAAGGCTCGATCTGCAGCGTCGCTCATGTCTTCTGAACAAATAGAAGAACTTAAATCAAGACTATATCAAGGTGGACGCTCTAGAATCAAACAATCAAAGCTCTGATGTCATACAGGGTGACGCAATCGATGTCACTCCTGTAGAATGGACACCTGCAATGATGCTTGAGGTCACCCTGAACGAACCGGATGATTTCTTAAAGGTACGTGAGACACTGACTCGAATTGGAGTTGCCTCACGAAAGACCACAAATAAGCTCTATCAGTCTTGTCATATTCTTCATAAGCAGGGACGTTATTTTATTGTTCATTTTAAGGAATTATTCCTTCTTGATGGCAAGCCCTCAAATTTAAATACGAACGATTTACAAAGACGTAACACTATTACCACTCTTCTGTCGGACTGGGGTTTAGTTTCAATTGTAAATAATGATCAGGCCAAGGAGAAAGCTCCCCTACGGCAGATCAAGATTATCCCACACCGAGACAAGGTAAATTGGGAATTGTTAGCAAAATATTCAATCGGTAATACGAAGTAATATAAATAAGTTTGATGGCAATTACGCCATCAACTGATAATGCCCGACTGGGGTTATCGGTAATTAGAAAAGCAATAACCTTGCATAACTGGAGGTAAATCAGATGACAAATACATACACGTTCCCACGGTCGGCCTTTGTAGGCTTTGACCATCTCTTCAACGAGCTCAACCGAGTCTCCTCAAGAGAAGATAGTTATCCACCGCATAATATCATTCAGATTGATGATGATAACTTTATGGTGGAAATCGCAGTCGCAGGATTCTCAAAAGAGAGTCTCGACATACAGCTGAAGGATTCAATCCTTACTGTAACTGGATCAATGGAAGATACTCGCAAATATACCTACAAGGGTATTTCAACACGTAAGTTCACACGAACTTTTACGTTGTCGGAATACGTTGAGGTAAAAGGTGCAGAGTTAGAGCATGGAATTCTTTCCATCTCTCTCACAAAAGTAATTCCTGAATCCGAGCGCCCAAAGAAGATCGAAATTGGTAAGACCTTTCTTCGGGACTAAATAATACTTCTGGCAGTCATCGATCACACCCAGGTCACACAGTATAATACGACATGACATATTAATAAACACGTAGATCGACCTGTCGGATTCCTGAGTGGTAGCTGCTTTTTTGTGGCTACCACTCTCTTTTTTTATTTACTTCTGTGCAAACTGTGTTAGGATAAGACTGTGAAATTCTATACAAATGTGTCTCGCGGTCCTAGAGGTCATCTTCTTTATCGTGGATATGATAATGGCCTCCGTGTAACGGAACGAGTAAAGTTTAAACCGACTCTTTATATTTCCAGCAAAAAGGAGAAAACAGTATGGACTTCGCTCGTTGAGAATAGTCCTCTTGAGCCAATGACGTTTGATTCAATGTATGATGCTAAGCAATTCATTGAGCAATATGAAACACTTAAAGAATCATTTCCGATATACGGTACAAAGCGGTGGATTTCGCAATTTCTTCAGGAAAAGTTTCCGGATGAAATTCACTTCGATCGTGATATTGTCAATGTAGCAACGCTTGACATCGAGGTAATGTCCAATGATGGCTTCCCCCACCCGGGAGAAGCTCGGCATGAGGTGATTACGATTACAATCAAAAATAATATTGACAACACGTATTATGTGTGGGGAATGAAACCCTATGATTCTAACAAAAAGTTAATCTCTGCACAAGTGCAATATCGTCAGTTCGCGGATGAACAATCCATGCTGTTAGATTTTGTTACGTGGTGGGCAACGCCAAAGAATAATCCAGACGTCCTTACTGGATGGAACAGTCGCTTCTTTGACGTTCCCTATCTTGTAAATCGCATAAAACAGTTGCTCGGTGAAGAGACGGTAAATCTTCTTTCCCCATGGGGTTCTATCGAAAGTCAAGAAGTAAAGACAAAACATGGCATGCAAATTGCCTACGTTATTGCTGGAATTTCTCAACTGGATTATATGGATCTCTTTCGTAAATTTACCACGCACACCTATGGCAATCAAGAATCCTATAAGTTAGGAAGTATTGCTAATGTCGTCCTTGGAGATGATAAACTCTCCTATGAGGAATATGGCACACTTCACGCCCTCTACGAAAACAATTTTCAACTCTTTGTGGACTACAACATTAAAGACGTAGAGATTGTTGATCGGCTCGAGGACAAACTCGGGCTCATTACTCTTGCGCTTACACTTGCATATATTGGCGGTGTAAATTACAATGATACGCTTGGAACAACTGCGATCTGGGAATCGATCATCTATCGCGATCTTATGCGTAAAGGCATTGCTCCAAATGTTCATCAGATCGTCCCAAGTTACGAATATAAGATTGTTGGTGCCCTTGATGATAGTACATCCGGCACATCCGGTGAAGCAAGTCATATTGCTGGTGGATATGTAAAACCCCCCAAAGTAGGTCTTCATAATTGGGTATGTTCGTTCGACTTAAATTCCTTGTATCCAAATCTCATTATTCAATACAACATGTCGCCCGAAACAGTATTGCCGGAACAGACACCCGATATTGACGTCGATTCAGTATTGACAGGAATTGAAGTAATTCCTACAATCCCAAATGCTATTACTGCAGCAAATGGTGTTCAGTTTGATCCTACTCAGCCAGGCGTTATTCCCCGATTGATTCGCGAGATCTATGATCGTCGCGTAAGTCTCAAGAAAACAATGTTAAGTGAAAAGAAGCGGTTTGAGACGATTGAAAAGACGAATAAGATCGAACGCTATAAATGTGAACGTGAAATCTCACGATTAGAGAATCAACAGATTGCTGTTAAAATTCTGCTAAATTCTCTCTACGGTGCCATGGGCAACAAATACTTCCAGTACTACGATACTCGCATTGCTGAAGGAACTACCCTAAGTGGCCAGTTGGCAATTCGTTCTGCTGAAAAGATAGTAAATACCTTTCTAAACGAAACTCTTAAAACTAAAAATACTGATTATGTCATTGCTATTGATACTGACTCATTATATGTCTCGATGGAACCTATTGTTCAAAAGTTTAATCCAAAGAATCCGGTTAAGTTCTTGGATGAATTTTGTGCAAAAGCTATCGAGCCTATTGTAGGTAAGGCCTACGATCTTCTTGCGAAGAGAATGGGATGTCCGACAAATCGAATGGGTATGAAACGTGAGGCAATTGCTGATCGTGGTATCTGGACTGCAAAGAAACGTTACATTTTAAATGTTCATAATAACGAAGGAGTTCAATACGCAAAACCTAAAATTAAAGTGATGGGCATCGAGGCTGTAAAGTCATCAACTCCCGGAGTATGCCGCGATGCACTTAATCTTATGTTTGACGTTATTATGACTAAATCAGAAACTGAAGCTCAAAGAGAAATTGCTCGGTTCCGTGATAAATTCGAAAATCTTTCCCCTGCTGAAATCGCGTTTCCTCGTGGTGTTACAAAAGTGGCCTATTATAGCCCAAAGAGCGGTGGCATTTATGCATCATCTGCACATCCAGTAACTACAAAGGACATAGATTATAAAACAGGAAAGCACATTGTTGTTACGTCTACCCCTATTAATGCACGTGCAGCTTTACTTTACAATTATCATATTAAGCTCAACGGGCTAGAACTAAAATATCCCCTAATTCGTGCGGGTGATAAAATCAAATACATCTATCTTAAAAAGCCAAATCCGCTAGGTGAGAACGTCATCGCTTTTGTTGACACTCTCCCAAAAGAATTAAATCTAGATAGATATGTTGATCATGAGCTGCAATTTGAAAAGACTTTCCTTGATCCTCTTGATATTATCTTTAAGGCTATTGGATGGCGTTTAGAAAAAAACGCAAGTCTTGAAGAATTCTTTACATAATAACACTAACACCTAAACATAATATGTCACATAACTGGCCACAAGATATTGCTGAAATGCACACTAAATTTGGAGTGAATCCCGTCATTCATTCCTTTGACAAAGAGAAGCTATATTCCTTCCTCGAATTTCGAGTTAAATTCCTTGAAGAAGAACTGAATGAAATTAAAAATGCCCGTACCGCGGATGACGTGGTTGATGGTTGCATCGATCTGTGCGTTGTTGCAATTGGCACTCTGAACGCATTTAATATCGACTCTCATGAGGCCTGGAATCGTGTTCATCGTGCAAATATGGCAAAGGAAGTTGGCATCAAAGCTAGCCGCCCAAATCCATTAGGCCTACCTGATCTGATAAAGCCAGCAGGATGGACATCTCCTTCGCACGAAGATAACACAGGTTTACTCGGTCAGGTTTTTACAGATTGAAATATTCTCTTACAATCTTTGATTCCATCTTTGATAATAAGACGGAGAAGCAGATGAGTTTCGGCTCGTGGGATGAATTGGAGAAACTTCTCTACAATCTATCCTATCGAGCTGGCTATAAAGCGAAGAAGGGAGAACACAAAAAGTCTTCTCCGCTTATTTCTCCGGCTGTTTATACGAGTGGTGGAACTCGTTCGAATGCGAATGTTTCATGTTGGGGTGGATGGGCTGCTCTTGACATCGATGAATACACTCTCTCATTTGAGGAGACTGTGAATCAGTATCGGGCATATCAGTTCGTTTGTTATTCGACTGCCTCCTCAACAAAGGAGAAACCAAAGTTTCGCATGGTATTTCCATTGAATGAAACTGTTGCAGCAAATAAGATTCGTCATTTTTGGTATGCATTGAACAAGCACTTTAATTCGATTGCGGATGAGCAGACCAAAGACCTAAGCCGAATGTACTATGTTCCTGCACAATATCCAAATGCTCACAATTTCATCTTCACAAACAAAGGTGAGGTAATGAATCCGAATGATATCATGGATCAACATTCGTGGAGCGAAAAGCCGTCAATTAGCTTTCTGGATAAACTACCCGAGGCAATGCGTGCCGAGGTCATAAACCATCGCAAAGAGCAACTGAATAATACTCATGTTCATTGGACATCCTATCTTGATTGTCCGTTTGTGAATAAGAAACTTATAAGCGAATACAAATCGATTTCTTCAATTGATGGTTCTGGCCGATATCGAATGATCTATAAGATTATGACGAGCATTGCCTGTAATGCAATCAAGAAGCGTTATCCAATTAGTGGACCGCAGATTGCTGAGATGATTCGCGACCTGGATATGGACACATCGAGGCTTTATCAAAAACGCCCATTGAATACCGAGGCGGATCGTGCCATTGAATTTGCATATAAGAGTGTAATGCTTTCGTGACCAACGACTTAAGAAGTGTTGGCTATCAATGACTTAGGACGTTCTTATGTGTTTACTTTCCGAGAGATTAGTGTAGGATACCAGTATGAATCATACAATCAAAAGCAAAAAACTTCACCTCCTTGGTCTAAATCTTTTTGGAAAAGTGGCAAATCTCTCAACTCGGCAACTACGGACCCATTACGATGTGAGAATTCAGAATCGCCATACAAGCAAAACTTTCGGTAATTGCATGACGGTCAATCCAAACTCAAAGGGAACTGTTGAATGCATTACCGACACGAATCAACTCATTTTTATTGATTATGATGATCCAAAGTATATTCGCATCTACGAGTGCACAAATAAATCAAAATATGACATGGAATACGTGGGCGGTGAGGATCGCGAGGGGCTCAAGCGCGTGTCGGTATGTTACCATATCGCGGACATGAAACTCCTCCATGAAATTGATGAACCTAGTCTTCTGTCAGAAATGCAGTCTTTAAGCTCAGCACACAAATACCAAAAACTATGAAAACCCTGAGTCAAAGAACTATGCGGTGTTTATCTAATACTGGCATAATTGATTGTAACGATAGAAAGCTTTTAAGCGATAGTATCAAATTTACTAAAAATATATACCGTGAGCAGAAAGATAAAATTGGTACACAATACTATCGTAGCAAACTGAAAATATTTAAACATACATATCCAGGACTAGCGGGCGAAATGTTTTTATGTGAACAGGGGGAAGAGGGCGATGCGGCCAATGACATGGTTTTTAGACAAACCTCTCCGGCTGTAGATAATGCAAATAAGCTCCTTTGGCACAAGCGAATGGTAGATCTTATTGCAGTTGATACAAATGATGCTATAGCTGTTAAAAGTTTCCATATTCGCAATGATGAACAAAACTGGCTTGCATCTAAACGAACAATAGAGTCTATTGTTCGTTCAGCTCCATACTGTAATTTTCTCATAACAGTTGGATATCAATATGCTTCAGATTATAAAGATATCAAACTAGCAAAACGCGAATTAGTGTGTAGAGCATTATGGCTAATTGATATTAAAAAACTGGCAGAATGCCCTTATGGCTATTTTAGAGACTGTGATTATTCACCATATAGTTCAAAGGAATTCAATGTAGCTATTGCACAAAAACGCAACATTCTTATTGAACTTCAAGACGTTTAATGATTTACAAACTGCTATAACTAGTGTATGATTATCTCTTTATTATGAAAGAATCAATTAAAGTCCTGCAAGAGTGTGCAGATCTGCAGCTCAAAAAGTCTAATGATTATCAGAATCCGACGAGTACGATTCGTCAGGCTGATTACTACCCACGCGGTGCTGCATCCATCCTGGATGTAATGCACACCAAAGTGCTGCGTCTTCGTTCCGTTCTTGAGGCAATGGAGAATGATCCAAATTATTCACCTAATTTTGATTCCCTCGAAGACTCTGCAAAAGATCTCATCAATTATTCATCCTTCTTTGTTTCTTTTTGCCGTAAGGGTATTGACGGCCAGCGCACTGATCGTGACTTCCTTAACCGCAATCTCAATGCTAAATCTACCCAGAGTTAATGACATTCGCCAGCATTTTAAAGATGCTCTTACGAATGGCGTCTATACGACAGACAAGAGTGGTGTTAAAACCCTTGAGTTGTGTGGTGCATCATTCTTTGCAGATGAAGAGGCCATCTTTGGCGAAGTGAATCATGCCTATGTAAAGGCTGAACTTGCCTGGTATGATTCTGAATCCTTGAATGTAAATGACATTCCTGGTGGTGCTCCAAAGATCTGGAAACAAGTTGCGACAAAAGATGGCTGGATCAACTCCAACTATGGCTGGTGTATTTACTCAGAGAATAACCATAAGCAATATGTTTCTGCACGAAATGAGCTTATTGCAAATCGAAATAGCCGCAGAGCCACAATGATCTATACTCGGCCAACGATGCATAAAGATTATTGTGAAGATGGCTGTTCAGATTTCATGTGCACAAATGCGGTGCAATATCTTATTCGCGAAAATAAACTTCATGCAATTGTGCAAATGAGAAGCAATGATGTGATCTTCGGTTATAAGAATGATCGTGCTTGGCAGTTCGAAGTTCAGAATCGACTCCTGAAAGACATCAATGCTCTATCCGATGAGAAATATCAATTAGGTGATCTCATTTGGCATGTCGGATCGCTTCACGTCTATGAACGTCATTTCCCACTCATCAATGGATAACAAATGGAAAGGTCGCTATCTAGAGCTCGCTAAATGCGTTTCAACTTGGTCAAAGGATCCATCGACTCAGGTTGGATGTGTTGCAATCGGTAGCAAAGGTCAGGTCCTTGCGCAGGGTTATAACGGATTCCCTCGTGGAATTGCTGACACCGAATTGCGACTGAATCATCGCCCCACTAAATACAAGTATATGGTTCATGCTGAAATGAATGTAATTTACAATGCGACATATAGTGGCGTCTCTTTGGACGGCGCAACGTTATTTGTTCACGGTCTTCCGGTATGTTCAGAATGCGCAAAAGGAATTATTCAGGTTGGAGTACGAACCGTTGTTATGCCACATCAAGAGATTCCAGATGCCTGGAGTGAATCGTGGGAATCCACTCGAAACATGTTCAAAGATGCTGGAGTGAATTGGGAATTTATTAAACTAGAATAATTTATGGGACTCTTGACTACACGGTATTACGATGAATTTCTTCGCTATTATCAAATAGCAAAAGACCAGCAGGAAAAGTGCAACGTATCGGTGCATCATCCTTATGGGATGTTAACACATCTCGAGTCGAACATGAACGACGATCTTCTTGAAAATGTAGAGCTCTATGACGTGGTTGAGCGTAAATACGCTGGATTCTCTCAGATTGTCAATGATTGTTTTTATGGATGGACTCCTGATCATCCTTATTGGGCAAAGATGTCTGCGGGCAATCATACTACTCAACGTAAGACCGTGGCCACAAACTGGACTGGAAAGAAATTCTCCCTTGCGGAATGGATGTACATATTCATTCTTCATCGCGTAACCGGTTCTGCCATCAATTATGCAACCAAACCGTCTGGTTACCATAACACACTTCTCTTTAAACTTCATGCAGCTTCTTCAATTCCTGAGATGACGGAAATTGTGAAAGCGGAAAAGTCTCCGTTTTACACTTCAGTTGGATATCAGTTTCCCGCATTTCCAAAACCGCCTGCGGGTTATAAGCGCGGTGGCGATTACTACCTCTGCGAATTTGCTCCACGTTTGGCCACTGAACTTGCAGATTTCTTAGTTGCAGGAAATAAGAAGTCACTTCGCGAAATTGGCGAATTCATGTTGAGCTGGAATCAAGCAAATGGAATGCGTAGGTTTGCTTTCCAATATGCAGCAGTTGTTGCTGACGTTGCTGACTGGTTTCCTCAATATGTCCATCGTGATACTCCATTCTATTATGGTACCAATGCCATTGAGTGCATTTCATATCTTGCGACGCCAACCAAGAAAATGAAGACTGAGGCTTTCCTCGATCTTGTCATGGAAAAGATTCAATCTGATACCGGGGCATTCCCATATAACGCAGAAGATGTGTGCTGTGACTTTATTCGTTGGGTTGAGAATTACGTTCGCCCAGGTGCGGCATACAACCATCTTGACAGAGATAAACTCTGGTCATCACACCGGATCCACGATCACCCGTACGGGCGCCAGAAGCCAATGCTTGAGCTGGGCCTCATTAAATCATTTAACGATCTTGACGTACATCCATCAGACGACTATGTCATTAGCCGTGCCGGAGTCACTGTCGAAAAATACAAAGAGCTCTGCAAAACCTTAAAATAATATGTCCCACGACAATCATGTCATAGATGGTTTAAATAAAGATGTTGGACTCATGTCCTGGAAAGAAGCCAAGGACTATTATCTTTCGCTGTGCGAAGGATGGACTCCGTATAATCCAGATCCCGTCATCATTGAACACGACGGAGTTCAGGTGGTTCGAGACGATCTCATCGTAGGAACGAAAACAAGAGCTGGTGATTTACTTGTTGCAAAAATCAAATCGAATCACATTGTTTATTCGCAACCTCGCGTTGGACTTGCAGGAGTATCGATCTGCGATACCGCAAATCGGATTCATAAAAAGGTCACTCTTTTCATGCCGTCTTCGAAGAAAATTTCGCCTCATCAGGCTTGCTGCATTGAACGTGGAGCAACACCGATCTTTGAACGTATTGCGGCAATGCCGAATCTGAATCGACTTGCTGAAAAGTGGGCAAAAGACAATAATGCATTTTTTGTTCCATTAGGTCTAAGACATGAATACGCCACTGCGGGTATTATTCATGCTGCATCTAAATTGCCAGAACCCGATGAAGTCTATGTTGCTATTTCTACCGGCGTATTGACCCGAGCTCTTCAAATTGCCTGGCCCAATGCCAAATTTACCTGCATCGCCGTCGCCCGCAATCTGAAAGAAGGTGAATTAGGTCGTGCAACTGTGATTAGCGAACCGCTAGACTTTCAAACTCCGGAAAAGAAAGAGAACCTACCGCCGTTTCCAACAGTGATTACATACGACGCAAAGGTCTGGAAATATATTCCTAAAAATACCGGAAAGAAGATTTTAATGTGGAATGTTGGAACTGATCCGGTTTTAAAAGATGCATCAATTATAGATAGAACAGATTCTTATAGAAAATGGAAGAAAGATGAACAATTGGCAGAATTATGAACGTTTTAATCACGACTCCAATGGCTCCAATCTCGGAGCGTATTTCGTCTCATCGGGCTGCGCAGGCTGCAATCTATGCTGATCAATTAAGGTACATTGGTCACGATGTTACTGTTAACTATGGCGGTAAGATCGAAGATTACAATGACTTTGAATGCATTGCTGTTTATCACGGTAATGATTGGGGTGGTACGGTAAATTTGTTTGGTGGAGTAAAGCAGTACGGGTCAATTGATCAGATCGTTCGTCTATCTAAATTCACTGGTAAAGTTCTTTCTCTCGTGATCGATTTCCCGAAATATTCTGAGATGATCAAGCCGCGGGTGGATAAAGAACCAGCATCGCATCCGGATTGGAAGAGTGTTGACTGGACTAACTTGGCACAGATTGAAACATTCGCAACGGTCATCAATCCCAACAATGAACTTCCTAGCACGCAACTAGCATTTGGTGATTCCCACGCAATTTCTATGTATCGACCCGGCTGGAAAGTTAATTCGGTTCCCTTCAAGACCCTTCACGGTGCACTTGATATAGGTCTCGAATCATTCGTTCCGGATAATACGCTGGTGTATTTTGAATTGGAAGTTTATTTTGGCAACATTGATATTCGCCACCATCTACTTCGTCAGCCGGATCCAGTCAAAGCTACGCAGGCTCTTGTGGCAGAATATGTGAAGCAATGCCAAGATCTCTCTGAGAAACATAATGCAGAGGTGACAATCTGGGAACCGCTTCCGATTGAAAACGAATCGCGTAAACTACCAAAGACTGGGTATTACAAAGACGCTCCGTTTTACGGGAGCTGGAATGAACGTAACGAAATTCGAAAGATCTTTGTTAGGGAACTAGAGGAAAACGTCAAAGGAAACGTTCGTGTGTTTAAATGGGTTTCAAAGCTAATGAATCTCAAAGGCGAATTAGATTTTGCCTGCATGGAAAAACCACAATCTGTTCATTTATCCAGAGAATTTTATCCTCACTGGAATCAATAAAAGATGTACAGATCCGCAAAACTATAGTATATTTCTATTATGTCATCACTACTCGCCAAATTAAAAAAGAATTCGCGGATTGAAAGTTCCGCCACTCTTGAGGATTCTCAGATCTTCAATCAAAGCCCCAGTATTCCTACGGATGTTCCCATGATCAATGTTGCTCTTTCGGGCGATCTTGAGAAAGGTCTCACATCAGGTCTTACTGTCCTCGCAGGTCCTTCAAAGCACTTCAAGACTTCATTTGCACTGATCATGATTGCTGCGTACATGAAGAAATATCCCGAGTCGGTTGTTCTCTTTTATGATTCGGAATTTGGTTCTCCTCAGGCTTATTTCAAGACCTTTGGCATTGACACTAGCCGTGTTCTTCATTGCCCAATTCTGAATGTCGAAGATCTCAAATTCGATCTCATGAAGCAATTAGATGGCATCGAGAAGAGCGATAAAGTAATTATCATGATTGACTCTGTGGGTAATCTTGCTTCTAAGAAAGAAGTTGAGGATGCTCTGAATGAGAAATCTGTGGCTGATATGACTCGTGCAAAAGCATTCAAGAGTCTCTTCCGCATGGTCACTCCACATCTTGCAATGAAGGACATCCCCCTCGTTGCGGTTGGTCATACATACAAGACTCAGGACATGTATCCCAAGGATGTTCTTTCAGGTGGCACGGGTCTCTACTATTCTGCCAACACCGTCTGGATTCTCGGGCGTCAGCAAGACAAGGGCGATGAAGGCATTGAAGGTTACCATTTCGTAATCAATGTTGACAAATCCCGGTTCGTGAAAGAAAAGTCTAAAGTTCCTATCTCAGTCTCGTTTGCAAATGGCGTTGAGAAATACTCAGGTCTTCTTGATGTTGCCCTTGAGGGCGGATTTGTCACAAAGCCGTCAATGGGATGGTATGCAAAGAAGGGTGATGATGCTAAATTCCGTGAGAAAGATACATACAATAAGGAATTCTGGCAGGACATCCTTGATTTAAAGGAATTCAAAGACTATATTCGTCAACGTTATACTCTTGGTATTGATGGACAACACTACAGTCCAGCAATTATTGATGACGATGAAATCTAATTCAATTACATCTAATTCATATGCATTCGTCGAGAAACCTCTCTCGGAAATGTATTCCGTGAAGATCAAGGAGGGTGAATACTCGGGTGCTATTGTTACATACGGAAAGGTCTCTATCAACGAGAGTGACGATAGACAAACCGCAAGACTTTCCTTTCAATTTAAATTAGATGAAGCTCCAGCCCCTCATAATATTGCAGAGCTGGAAAAGTCCGAAGATTTTAACAATCATCTCGGTGACATTCTAAGTCATATTATTCAAAGTGCCTTTGATAGTGGTAAATACAAATTCGGATCAGATGACAAACAACCTACAAACAACAATTCTGCAGAAGTTAGTGAATGATGAAGGGTATTGCCGCAAGGTACTGCCATTTATTAAATCTGAATATTTTGAGGGAGCTCATAAGGCAACATACAAACTTGTCATTGACTTTATTGTTAAATACAATAAGTTGCCAACTCCTACAACTCTGCATATCGACCTAGAAAAGGCTGATGTACGAGAAGACATATATCCAGAGACTGCAAAGTTAATCGAGAGTCTGGATCAAAATCCCAAGGTGGAGGATCTTTGGCTGATCGAGAGCACCGAGAAGTGGTGCAAAGACCGTGCAGTGTTTTTAGCGATTATGGAATCGATTCAGATCATTGATGGGAAGCGCCAGGATACTTCTCAGGGTGCAATTCCAGAGATTCTCCAGAAAGCATTGGCAATTAACTTTGACAACTCGGTGGGTCATGACTATATTGCCAATGCTGATGATCGATTTGATTTTTATCACAAAGTAGAAGATCGCACTCCATTCGATCTTGAGATGTTCAATACCATTACCAAGGGCGGTGTTCCTCGCAAGACCTTGAATATCTGTCTTGCGGGTACGGGCGTGGGTAAATCCCTCTTCATGTGCCACGTGGCATCATCGTATCTTGTTCAAGGAAAGAAGGTTCTCTACATTACATTAGAAATGTCCGAGGAACGTATTGCAGAACGTATCGATGCAAATTTGATGAATATCAATATTGATCAACTGGTGACTCTTCCCAAGGATCTCTATGATAGCAAAATTCAAAAGATTGCATCAAAGACAAATGGTGCACTCATCATCAAGGAATATCCCACAGCATCGGCTCATGCCGGTCACTTCCGTGCTCTTTTGAATGAATTAAAGTTAAAGAAAGATTTTACTCCGGATGTGATCTTTATTGATTATCTGAATATCTGTGCATCGGCACGTATGAAGGGAGTTGGTGGTGCAGTAAATACCTATTCGTTCATTAAGGCAATCGCGGAAGAGATTCGTGGTCTTGCCGTAGAGTTTAATGTTCCGATCTTTTCCGCAACGCAGACAACTCGAGCTGGATTTAATTCATCCGATGTTGAACTTACAGACACATCCGAATCATTCGGTCTTCCAGCAACTGCCGACCTCATGTTTGCACTCATCTCCACAGAAGAACTTGAGAAGCTGGGACAACTCATTGTAAAACAGCTCAAGAATCGCTACAATGATCTTACAAGTCACAAGCGGTTTATTATTGGAGTTGATCGATCAAAGATGAAACTCTTTGATGTCGAGTTAAAGGCTCAAAATTTAGCAAAAGAACCAACCTCCTCAAAAGTAGTAACACAATCCCGCGGCAATTTTAGCGGATTTAAAGTAGAATAATATTATGGAAACACAAATGGAATTCAATCAAATCAGTAGCAGCTTCATTCTTTTGAATGATCAGATGACATTGTCATTTTTTAGTGTACAAATAGGGTAATTCGGTATAGGATATAATCTACAATATGGGAATGTTCGATACAATTCAATGCAGCGATGCAATGCCGTTTAATGACGACATGGCCGCTTTGGGACTTAATGTCCGTGACTGGAGCTTTCAAACGAAAGACCTTACCGACCTTATGTCGGTATATGTTTTACAGGATGGTATCCTGTATGAAAGAAGGTACAAAGAAACAAAATGGATTGAGCCTGATTTCAGCCGCGAACCAAGGTTGGGAAATTTTGGTCATATGGAATATACCGGAGAGTATCTTGAAGATACAAAACATCATGGTGTAATAAATATGTATGATTACCGGCAAGATGTAATGGGGTGGGATTGCTATATTGAGTATGCTGTTACTTTTACGGATGGCAAAGTAACTCATACCGAATTAACAGAGTTTACCAAGGAAGACAGCGCTCCAAGAATTCAAAAAAGTAAAGAACTGTGGGATAGAATTGATGCTTATAAAGCTAAATGGTATAACAGATACATTTTTTATACGAAGCCGTATCGTTTCTTTCGTTTACATCTTATCAAGCTGATTGGAGTAATCCGCAGGTGCTGTGATTTTTTAGTGTACAAACTACCATAACCAACAATGACAAACCAAGACAAAAAGACATCATCTCAGGGCTTTCGCAGAAAACTCAAGAAATTCACCGAGACGGTGAAGTACATGCGCGAGATGAATAGGATTCCACGCGCCCAGAAGCTAAAGAGCTCGGCAACGGATCAGGAGAAGGAAGCACATGCAAAGAAATACGCATTTGTTCCAGATACGTCAACCATCATGTTCTTTTGCATCCCTCAAGAGGGCGGTTCACAGCGTTATATTTCTCAAAAGCCCCTGACCGCAGCGGAGGAAACATCCGACGCTCCGACTGGCGCACCTCAGGTGCTCTAATTGCATGAAAGCATTCTCTATAGCATTGGCCATTGTGGCGGGCATACTTTTGTTAATATGGTTTCCATTTGCAGTTACCTGGAGCCTGAATACTCTTTTTGGTCTGTCGATACCCGTAACTCCAAAAACATGGTTGGCCACAATGGTACTTTTAATGGTTCTTGGAACATCATCTCGGATTAGTACCACAAAAAAATAATATGATCGGTCGTACTGTACACACTGTGTCGGAATATCTTGCACAGGATATCTCAAAGAGAGAACGCAAAGTTTGGTATTGGCCAACAAAATGGTATGTTGAACCATATGCTCTTGAGCTCGATGAGTGGGATAAATTATATGCGCATTTAAAGATGGCATATCCGATACAGCATTTTATTCGTATGGATTGCAATATTATGTTTTGCAGAATACGGCATAAGTGGAGCAACGTAAAGCACTGGTGCGAATACCGCTTAAATCATCCACGCAAGCATATGATGAAAGCGATATTTACAAAAGATTATCAGGATCTTGATACAATTACCGTAAATTTCTGTCTAGAGTCCATTGTCGAGTATGTTGATCGCGAGAAATGTTTTGAACATATTCTGTGGGATGATACGGATGAACGTATTCAGCAGGCCGCAATGATTAAAGAAATCTATGAATATGCAACCAAGTGGCGAGATCTGCGTGGAAAAGAAATTAATCTTTTATGGGCAGATGTTCCACTCAAAAACACTCGTCTAGACGATTATGCCGTAATCGAGATAAAAGAGAAAGAAATAGAAGATCTGGATACAAAATACTGCAATTGGGTGATAAGTAATCGAAAACATCTCTGGACATAATTATGTTAAACGATTATCCTGTTGACGAAGATACCGATCTAGCAGTCTATGAGTTTGTGGGTGATATTATCACCGCGGTCAAAGAGTTTGATTACAATTGTGATATTGATGCTCAATTTGACGCATGTTTAAACAAGCAAGAGACTCTCAGGGCAAGTCAGGGGGCAATTAAATCGCCTCTTGGCACAATTGCAGTCTTTCCGGATTTTAAGAATCGAAGTGCAAAAGCATATATCATCAATAAGGGAATTATTCACAATATGCAGCAGGAAGGTTTCGATGACGACTTTATTCAGGACGAAGGGCGGTTTTATAGCGTTCCCTTTTCCTACACAAAAAAGAACGTAGATACGCTGGCATATTACTTAACTCACAAAATTGCTCCGTAATAAAAAGTCCTAAGTGGTTGATGGTCAACACCTTAGGTAAAATACCGACCCTCTTGTCATTATTATGTTTACTTTGATCCTAAATGTGCTAGGATTATAGCCAGATTGAAGAACAACAGCAAGTCACCATGTCGGTGACACTGTTCTATGAGATCAAATTATATCATGAAAACTACGTTAAATACGTCTGCTCCCCAAACCACAGTCGCTACATCTTCCATCACGGCCCCTCGCCGTGGCGTCAAGAAACCAGAGGCTGTTTCACTCGTCAACACA